AGGCATCGAGAGGGGGCAGACGCTCGGCGTCAACCGCCGCCTGCTCAAGCAATGACATCCGCATCCCGGCGCCCTCGTTGCTGGCGAGCGCCATCGCGCGCACGTCGACGTCACCTTGCAGTACGCGCACCAGAACCGGCCGAGCGATACCCTCAATCCGCCCCGGAACCAGGCCGAAATCTGGCGCTGCTGCACGCAACGCCGCCGCGTAGGCATCGGCACCCCCCGGAAGCTCGTAGGCCCGCCGGATGGCCGCTACGCGCGCATTGCCGCCGATAATGGCGCCGTCCGGGCCCAAGGTCGGGGCGCCGAAGTCCATGAGCGGCGATTCGCCCAACAACTTGAAATCGAGCGAGGCGGCAATCTTGGCGATCTGCGTCTGCGACGCCGCTCTGGTGCGGTCACGCGCCTGCGCCTCGCCCTTGCCCATGGCAGGGGTCAAGGCCGCCGCATCGACGACGGCCCACTTGACGGGCTGGTATTGTTCGCCGACCTTGACGGTGTCGGCCTTGCCATACAGCGCGAATTTGAGTGTTTCTCCGGATGGTGGTATACTCAACTTGGAAGTAATCTCAATGACAGCTGCAGTTCTCCCTATGTTCGATCCCGGTGTGACGTTTTGGGACGTCGAAGGTGATCCCGTATCTATCTCCAAAGGCGACGTGCGAACCTGGTCGGAAGGCAAGCCGCTCCCCTTCTCGCTAGATTCGACCATGCGCAAGGGCGTCGCCATCGACGAAGCCCGCTTCCGCGCGATGGTAAATGCCTCCTCATAGCCGGCCCGCATTGTTTCGTTAAGTTTATCGAAACGCTTGCGCTCGGCCTTGGTCATGGCGCGTTGCGCAGTCGCCGCATTGCGCACGATATTTTCGCGTTCCAGATATAGCGCGTGCATGGCCTGCTTGGCCTCCTGGATTTCCTTCACATGGATTTGAATCTCGGAGACGTGCCCCGCAACGTCGACTTTCGCAATGACATCACGATAGCCGTCTGTTCCGGTTTGCTCGAAACGGTTGATGACCTTTCCGGCCCGCTGATAGGTGCCTAGCACACGATCTAAGGCGACAAGCGCCGCCTCCGGCGTATCGACGATAATCGTCGCTCTCAGTAAATCGGTGAGGCGCACGGGATTCATTCCGTAGTCGGCCGCAATCTTTTCGCTTGCGCGAGACGGACTTTTCAGCCCCGCTAATTGCACCGCGCCGCCCACCGCCTTCGCGATCGCCGTAATCTTCTCGTCGAATGCTGGTTTGCGCCATGCAGCAGCCTCATACATCGCGCGCAAGGTTGCGAACGCATCCGGGGTCAGCCGCTCGGCCGCGATTGCGAGGTCCGGTATTTTTGGCGCTGGCGCTTCCTGCACCTCCAAGTCAGCGGCGCGCGCCGTCGTTGCTTCGGCTTGGATCTCGGCCCGGACAACGTCACCTTCCTTCGCGGCCAGGTCGAGTGCACGCTGTACGTCGGGCGGGCGCGGGGCAAACTCGGCCCCTTCGACAATCCCCTCAACGTCGGGCGGCCGGCCTCCCAGCAGCGCCATGGTCGATTCGGCCAGCGCGTCGGGCTGCTTGTTCATGGTCGGGATGTCAAGTGCCACGCCAGGGGCGAGGTCCATTTCGGCATGCCCGGCGGAGTTGACCGTCATCGCAGCATCCGCGGTCGGGCCGAGACGTTCCGCTGGAATCGCCCCGCGCGGGAGCGCGAGCAACCCGAAAGCCCCGCCAATGATCGCGTCGACCGCGACCTCCGCCACGGCGAACGGATGGATCTGCTGCGCGAGCGCGGTGTAACCTTTAGAGTCGAGATATTGCGCCGACGCCGCACGCTGCCCGACGCCAATCGCGACATTCAGGCCAGCCTGCGAACCAACCTGCGCGGCGATTCTCGGCGCGAGCGACAGCGGCGCCACTGCGGCGAATGCAGCCGGCAGGAAGGCCGCGGCGCCCGAGACCGCACCCTCACCATAGCCGAGCGCCGCCGCGTGCTCTGGCGCCACGCCCTGAGCCTCTAGCTGCACCTTCCGCATGGTGCCATGGACCCATGTTTCATACGCGAACCCGCCGAGCGGCGAGCCAGTCGCCACAGTCGCCCCGACGAGTTCTGGCAGCATGGTCAGCACACTGAACGCGACTTGTCCGACAAGACCGACCCGCTCCGGTTTTGGATTGAAAGCGAGCGCGTCGCGTCGGTTCGCTGCTTGCTCGGCGGCGAGCCAGTCGTCGACCGGCTTCTGGAACAGGTCGGGCAGTTTCGGCACTGCCATACGCGCCGCCGGGATGGCGGTTTCTGTGATCGCCAACGCCGCCCGCGCAGGGATCGCGAACGGCGCCCGCACGACGCCCTCACCGAAGCCGCCCATGATGCCGGGCCCGAAGTCCTCGGGAAGCGCAGCGGGCAGGCTGTTGAGGCGGTCGTACACCCGCGCGGCGCCCTCGGGGGTTTGCCACAGGCTCACGGCGCACCCTCAAGCGAAGTCAGGTCAACAACGACGGCTTGCCCGTTACGGTCGGCTATTTTCTTGCCGCCGAGACGCAAACCGTAGGTGTATTCATCAACGCTAATTAGTTCCATGTCGCGCGAGTTGGCGTCTTTCATGCCTGCCGCGGTGAGTGCGGCCTCGACAGCAATTGGCAGGCGGCGCTTGAATTCATCCTCTGGCATGCCCCACGGCATCAGGATCGTCTGGTTCTTGGTGAACCATCCGCGCGCCCATTTCGAGCGTGCGCCGAGTACCGCGTCGGTGGCAGCCTCGAGGCGTCCGCTGTCGTAAGCCGGTTCGCTGTAGGATCCGGCCCGTGCCGACAGGTGCGCGTAGTAGGCATAGACGCCTTGCTTCGCGCGCGCAAACCATTCAGCGTTCTCCATGAAGGCAGGCCCGAGCATCTTGGCGAGCGCGGCATCCATGCCGTTCGCACCTCCCGTCGGTGGCAGGGTGTACGGCTTGCCGGCGCCGTCCTCTTTCTTAGCGAACCGATCGGGATGGAGCAACCGCTCGCCCTCGAGAATCCCGAGCCCGACATCGTAGGCTGACGTCCCGTCGGGGGCACGATACGCAGCACTGCGGGTCACCAGGTCAGCGGCCGCCATAGTCGACGGGGAGTCTTGCGAAAACGCGGCCACCGTAGATTGAAAGACCCGCGAGTTCGTCAGCGCGGTACGCAACGGGCCAAGAACTGCGGCCTGCTGCGTCGTTTTGAGCCGGTGCCAGTTTTCCCCGTAGGCTTTCGCCTCGTCGTTGGTCAGCACGGAGTAGGAAGTCGACCCGTACCGGCCGACCATGTTCAAGGCCACGCCCTGTCGCGAAGCCAATTCGGCGCTCGCTTGGGCGGGATCCTGCCAGTTGATCGGGTTGATCGTTGCGATCTTCTGATCGCGCGCGGCCGCCATCGTGTCGTCCTTGCGAGCCTTGAGTACAGTCGACCCGGCTTTCAGCACTTCCTCGGCCGCCTTGGTCTTTGGGAGCCATTGCGGGTCGTTCTTGTCGATCGGCGCGAGCGCGGTCGCCGCCTGCACCATTTCAGCCGCAGTCATGGTCGAGACATGCGCGATGCTGCTGGCGAACCGCTGCAGATCCGCGAATTTCGCAGCTTCCTCCTGCGCCCGTTCTGGTCCGACAGCGCGATTGACGAGGTCAGCCGGCGGTTGATTCGGTACCACCCCGCGCTCGGCCTGGGCACCGGCGGTGTGATAGGCGGCTCGCAGCGCCGACTGCGCGTCAGCCTGATCCTTGTGCACCAGCGCATCGACGTGCGTCTTGTAGGCGAGCAATTGCCTTGCGTCCATCCGATCAAGCCAAGGCACGCCGAGTGTTTTCTCGACGTTCACGACGATGTCAGGTGGAACCGGGCCGGGCGACTGCACATCGACCATGCTCGCGGACATGGCAGCGGCCTGCTGCGCCGGGCCGACCTGCACATTCAGGAAACGCCCCTCGCGGTTCGCACGCCACACTTCGGTAAATGCCGCGCGCTCTCGCGCTGGCACTTTGAGCCAAGCCTGTTGCGCTTCAGACGTAAGATCCGGCGGAGGCGTATCAGACGGTTTCGGTCGCGGCGGTGCTTCGATCCCGAGCCGCTTGTCGACGAGCTCCTGCGCGATGCGCGGGAACTTGAGCGCGAAGCCAGCACCCGCGGCGGCCGTGAGTGATGCCGTGATCTTGTCGCGATACTGCTCGCGCAGGGCTGGCGGCAGGTTGGAACGGTCGACCATGCCCTGCATTTCGTTCCAGATCGGCTCAAACGCGCTGTCGTCATTTGCCAGATACGTCGCGAACTTTCCGGTCGCGTTCTCGATCCGCGCACCGCGGAAGCGCGCGCCCTGATCGGCTTCGAAGTGCCGCGCCTGCGCATCGAGGTGCGTGCCCAGGTGCGCGAACTTGAGCCGTAGCGCGTCCTGCGCTTTCGGGTTTGTGGTTTGGCCGACGAGTTTGTCACGATATTCACCAACCTGGTCCATGAACCGCGGCGTAAAGCCGGTCGGATCCTCGGGCGATGCTGTCTTGGATTCGTCGAGCAGGCGCCCCAGGTCGGCGGTCGCCGTGGCAAATTGCAGGTCAGCGTCGAGCAGCGCCTTTTGGTCGTCCTGACGTTGGATCTCGAGGTTGCGCTGATTGAGGCTCATCGCGAGCCGTTCGGTCTGCGCACCGACGACCTCGAGCCCGCGCCCGGTCGGGTCATGGATAACCGCCGGCTGACGCATCGGCCTCGTCCCGATCAGATTCGGAACGGTCTGCTGTTCGTAGGTGGGCAGCTTTGCCATCAGTAGGGCAATCCTTCAATACCCGCAAAACTTGAACCGTAGCCAAGGCCCGGCGACGTCCCGCCCTTCATGCCGTAGTAATTCGCCGCCCCGCCAATGATCGAACTCGCGGCGCCCCAATAACCCGCCCGCCGCGCATTCTTGGCGTTCTGGCCGGCAACACGACCCTGGTAGCGCAGGTTCTCGGCCTCGATGTCAAAGCCACGCGCCTGCAGCCCGCCCTCATAGCGGATGTTCAGGGCATCGAGCTCCGCATTGCGCGCCGACTGCGCGGCGATCGCAAGAGGGCTACCTGACCCAACGTCGACCCCGGCCTGCGCAGTGGCGGCCGCCTGCGCGCCGAGTACCTGGCGCCCACGGCGCCGCTGCGCTTCCTCGCGCGCCCCGGCCTGCTGCCACGCAATGCGCGAGTTCTCGACCGCAACATCGGCGTTGTAGTCGTAGGCCGATTGCTGCGATTGATAGTTCGACGCCTGCGCGTTGCCCTCGACGATCGAGCCGGCCGCCCGCATGGCGACACCACCGATGAGGATGGCGGTTACGGGGTCCATCCGCGCACCTTCACATAGAGGTTCGCATGGCTACCGTCAGGCATCCACGACCGCATCAGCGACTCCCATCGGAAGCCGAGCAGATGCGCCCACCGACAGCCGCTCGTATGCCCCACCGCGACGACGAGCTCGAGCCGCCGGAACTCGCAGGTCCGTAGGAAACGGCGCGTCGCCAGATGCACGCCGAGCATGTTCCCGCCAAGGTTGGCGGCGAGCCATGAGTACGCGCGCCCAACGCCGGCCCCATGATCGTGAATGCCCCCAATCGCAAGCACCCGCTCGCCATCGAGCGCCGCGAACACCGGCCCCTCGCGGAACAGCGCCGCAAGGTAGTCGGGATTGCGCAACAACTCGCGGTGCGCCCGCTGGTGCGGTTGCACATCAAGGCGAAGCGCGTGCTCAACAGTGGCGGGTACGACGATCATCCGAAAGCGCGCAGTTGGCCGTTATAGAGGGCTTCGTCGAATCTCGGCATCAGGTTGTATTGCGCTTCCATCTGCCGACGCCTGATGTAGTCCCACTGCCCACCGATGATGTGGCGCCAGTCGGCATGCCGTCGGAGCGTCCAACACCAATCTTCGTCAGTGAGCGAACTCGCCGGGATCGTACCGTTCCAATCGTCGACCCGATAAGCCGCGAGCGCCCGGTCACGAGCGGCGCTGCGCTCGATCCACACCTTGACGGCCGCGTCGTCGTCGTGGGTCGTCCCGCCGTACAGCACCCGCGCGGGCAAGCGCGCTGACGGTGTGCCGTCCCCCTCGATCCCGTACACCAGCGGGTAGCCCGCCGGCGAGCGCCGCGGGAACGCGCCACCGGTGCCGTTGGACGGATCGGCGAGATAGTTCGAGCCACTCCCGAATACATGATCGGTCGGGCCGGGACGCCAGTCCGGGTTGAGCGGCTCGTCTAGCATGAAGTGAGCCCCATTGACACTTTTGATCTTCGGGAATCCGGTTTCGCTGCGCCAAGCGGTGGCGCTACTGAACATAGCCGCGAATGCGGCCATAAACTCTTGCATGTCCATCATCAATCTCCTGGTTTGGTTGTGTTGGCCTGCTTCTGTTGCGTGACCGAAACGCCGAAATAGACGCCGCAGATTCCACCGAGGATAAGCCCAATGACTAGATTGGCGAGACCGCTACGTGCATCGAGGCTCCAAGCATCGCCGAAGATTTTGAGCGGCATCTGCGCGTACCACGGCCAAGCATCTGGAATCTTGACGCCGCCGACTACCGATGAACCGACGTACCAATAGACCATCGGCAATAGGATCAGGCTGATGTAAAAAACCGGACTCGTTTTCCAGAACGGTTTGTCTTGCTGCATCACGGCCAAGTCGCGTTCCGCCGCCGCCTTGATGCCGCCGCCAACTTCGATGATCGCCATGACGCTCGGCTCGGTCACAACCGCCTGCGTGACCTTTTCGCGCATCGCCGGATCGGCCTGCATCGTTTCAAGCGCAGTCTGCAGGTTCGGCTGACCCGACGCCTTGACGATCGTATCGACCACGATCTGCGCGACGCCCACGTTGCGCTGCGCGACCTCGCTGCCCGGCTTGAACAGCTTGGAGACTTGCGGGATCAACTCGCTAATCAGTGGCCCGAAGGCCGAGAGCAGCGCGAGAATCGGTAGGGGCATGGTTTTCTCCTTCTCTGGTTCTTCGGCGCCGATCCACAGCGCGTTGGTCGGTAGCAAGCCTTCCTCGAGCCGCTGCGCCACGAACCATGTTGCATCGGCCTTGATGACATAGCCCTTCTTGTCGCGATCGAGCGCCTTGTTGCCTTCGTAGGCCGGCGAGTCGGCAGCAAACAACATCTCGGTATCAGGCTGTCCTACCGCTCTAGGCCACAAAATCGCCATGTAACAGTCGGACAGCGACTTGATCCTGCCAGCGAACGGCTTGAAGTACGCATGCACATAGGCGAGTTGTTCGAACTCGTCCATCGCCGCCAGATCCTCGACCGTCGTGCCAAGATCCCGCGCAGTCGACGGCATGAACTGGATCAACCCGGTCGCACCGCTCGTTGAATTGCGTGCCTGCGGGTGGAAGTTCGACTCGAAGCGCATGCACGCCATGAGCCACGACGGATCGCAACCGAGCGCCTGCGCAATGTCGAGCACCTTCTGCGCGAAGGCGGGCGATACCTTGCGGCCCCAGGCGAGCATCATTTCAGTTGCTTCCAGGCAAGCCATGCAGTCAGTGCCGCGGCCGCAAGACCAGCCAGCCACTTCCCAGCCGCGCCGATCCAGCGAATTGCCCGGAACGCCTCGATCAGATCCGACGTGTCGTGCTTGATGGAATTCGTCACAGTGGTGTTATCGGCAATCAGATTGCGCAGTCCGAGCTGTCCCACTTCGAGCTCCTCGAGCTTGCGATCCACTAGCATTCGCCATTCGATGTCAGTCAACACTTTCTCCGCTCGCGAATAGTTATGCGCGGATGCCGGGCCGCGAATCGCTCCGATACGAACCGGCCCGTGATCGCGCTGCGATAGGTATAGTAGTAGCGCATGGTCAGTAGGGCGTCTCAACATAGATATGGGATTCGTCCACTACTACTGCTGTGCCCGCCGTTGTGTTCGCAGTGATCTGCATTGCCGCGTACCACGTCGAATTGCTGGGCAGATTGCTGGTCGCAGTTTGCTCGCCGCTGTCAGCGCCAGTGATTATATTTCTGAGACGATAGTGAATAGTTCCCTCGTTTGGACCTTCCCATATTTCGCCGAGATACCAATCGTCCTCGGTCGTGCGAGCCGGGAATGACGTTCCAAGATTAGCCTTCGTTGCTGTACCCGTAGAATCGTTATGCATGAATTGGACGTTGCTATCGGTTGAGTCGTATCCGAAGCACACGATATTCGTGAGCGAAGAAACCTGAGATCCGCTCCCGATAGTCGGATCAGCCGGATTGTTCAGACCGCAAAACCTCTTTGTGTCTGAGGCTCCGCTCACCGGACCCCAGCCGAATGAAACATAGAACCCGCCAAGACCCGCCGCATTGCCACGCCAGATACACAGCAGTGCAGTAAACGACGGATCGGACATATGCCATCGATTCTGTGACGCCGCGCTCGTTGCAGTCGTACTACGCCAACGCATCATCTGTCCGAATGCAGTATTGCTATTAGCAGGCGCCTGTGCGTGGCCCGTACTATTGGAAACGCAGACCCACTGCTCTACACCCGCCTGCCCACCCCCGTGGGCACGAAGCAACCGTGGAGTATATTGTTTCCCGATGAACCTCTGCACCGGCCCTTGACCGCCATTGACCGCCCACAAATTTGCGGTTGCATCAGTGCTGAGGATGTAGTCCGCAACCGCACCGGCGGCAAGATCAGCAGACACGAGCGGCCCACGGAATGCTGGTGCCGCCGCGCCGCCACTGGACGGCCCGGCAAATAGCTTGTTGGCACTCTGGTTGTTGTCAATGACGCCCAGTGTGCCGGCAGTGGTTATCGGAGAACCCGTCACCGTGCGCCAACTGGGCTCGGTCAGCGCGACACTCGTCACCGTGCCGCCGCCGCCGCCACCAGCGGTCGATACATCATCGAGCAACCGATTGAGTTTCTTCCCGAGGCGGACATCGGTTTCGGCTTTGCTCCGGAAGAACCGTTCGCGGGTCATCGATCTTCTACCGTCAGTTTTGGATAGATCGCAATGACCGTCAACGGCAAGGGTTGATCCTGCCGGATGTAGAACAATGGCACGTCCCGATGGCCGCCCTGCGGCTGAACCCGCTTGTCGCCGGTGAACAGCGGAACCGCTTCGTCCATGTCCATGTCCTGCGTGCGGAATTCTTCGTGCAGGAACGTTTCATCGGCCTCGTCCGGCCCGTAACCAAAACTAACCGATTTGTAGAGGCGCACCACCCACTCATGCACGTTGGCTAGTTTTCCCATGGGCGAGCCAAACCCGCTTTGCCCAACCAACGGCATCGGCTTAAAGTCAGACTGAAAGTCGAAACCGATGCGCGCACGCCTGCTGATGTTCTCCGGCTCGACCGGCAACCCGCTCGCCGTCATCGCGCCGGATGGAATGACGTAGCCCTCGACCAGCGCACGCGCGCCCTGCCCAACCGGGATATGCGCCGCGGGGATGAACGTCGCACCGGGCGCGACTGTGGTCATAACCGAGCAGTCGAGATAGTTGGAGTTCGTAACATCTGGAATGTCGTGCCCGTAATAGGCGCCGGTGCCTTGAATATCGACGGACGGGCCAATGATCTCAATGTAGGACTTCACTTCCGACCCACTGAAACGCCGGACCAGCAACCACACATCGTCGTCGGTCTGATTGGGCGAAGTGATCGCCGTGATGCCTTGGATAATCGGCCCGCCGTTACTGTGCTGCCCGAAGCCGCCAAGGCGATGTCGCGCCCAGGCATAGACGGCTTGTTCACGCGCCGAGCCAACGTAGCTGGCGTCGTAGGTCATCGTGAACAGTTCGCCGGTTGCCGACACGATCCATACCGCGTTATCCGGTCCGCGCGAGTAGGCCCACTTCGCGAAACCGAGCGCGGGCGCGATGTGGTCCGCCAGCAATGTCCGGTCAGCGGACGGATAGCCATCAGTCTGAAAGTCGTAATAGACCTCGCGCACCTTGAGCCCGCCGCGCTGGATATACAGCAGCCCGTCTGAAACCTTGAGCGGGATGGCAGCGCGTGCGCCATAGCCCGACGTGCGCGGCGCCTTGACATTGCCAGGACCGAACGGGTCTGACAGCGACATCTCGCTGATCGCATACTCGCCGCTCGCCGTACCGGCAATCAGCGCGTTCTGCGCCGACAGCCACAAAATACGGTCGTTCTTCTCGGCGGCGATAGTGAACGTTAGCGCCAGATCAGGAGTAATCTCGCCACCGTCGACCGATTGAAAGTTCTCAAAATCACCGGCGACACTGCACCAGACCGTCTGCGCGCGCGCAAAGCAAAGCCGCTCACGAAAGAAAGCAATCGATGATGGAAAGCCAGCGATCTCGTTCCACGCAGCACGCGCCCAGCGGGTTGTATTGCCAGCGCCGACAGCCGTTCGCGGGATCGCTTTGACGACGTCGGCTGTAACCGATGTAGTGCTGATGAACGTTCTGATTGCCACTATCCCATAGCCATCGTCGTGCCAAGTCCATTGCGCGCCACCGTCGAATTTCGCCCCGGACGAGTGCACCGGACGCTGCGTGCCCGTCGTCGCATTGGCGACTAGGTCGTAATTACGCCCGTCTGAGCGCCGCCCGGTCGGGGTTGTGACCACCTTATTGACTTCCCATGGCAGGATCGAATCGGCCGCCGGCTGCTCGATGTAGAAATAGCGATTGATGTCGGTCGTTGCGAACAGTGCAGCCGATGCGGTCAGCGTGATCCCGAGACCACTATCGGCACTCGCTGACACTGTGATCGCGGTGGTCGGATCAATGTCGTCAAACGGAGTCGGGACATTGACTCCATCACCCCAATAGGCCCAAGCGAAGTGATAAGGGCCGCCGATCCCGTCTCGCATGATTTTCACCGGCGGGAAGCGCGGATGAACAACCCACATCACATCGTTGCTTTGCACCCACTGCAGCGCGATCGTGCTGTCAGCATTGAACAACTCGCTGCCGGTCCATGGCGTAGCTAGTTCAGCCGGAGTAGAACCGGAGAGCGACCAACTCCCAGCAACATCGAAGATCGGACCGCGGGTCAGCCCGGACCAAAAACGGGTGTAGCCGTTGCCGACCTCGAGGACGAAACTGGCCCCGGTATTGGCCTCAAACGGAATCAGGACAGCAATCGAGTTGCCAGCCTTGAGTTCGCCGATGAACTGCGTCCCGAGGCGGCGCCGCAGCGGACCCTGCGGAGTCGGCAGGAAGTTGTAGACGAACTCGCCCCCCGACAAGTATTTGGACAGGTCTGTTCTACCGCGCAACAACGGCGAGAGCTCGCCACCATTAAACGAGAGATACTGAGGGTCGCCACGCACGTCATAGCCTCGACATGATCCAAGAGTCGTCGGCTAACGGAACCGGTGGGCGCTCGATCGCGTTCACCTGATAGGCGCGGCTGATGATCTGCGCATACATTTCCGGCAACAGTTTCGGCACCGAGGCACGTAGGGTTTCAGTGACCGACAGCGCAAGACGGTTGGCGAGCGCATCGGTGAACAGCGCGTCGAATTGCGAGCCGTCGATCACGTCGTAAACATAGCGAATGTTCAGCGGCGCCGGCTTGTTGGTCAGGATTTCCCGGCCCTCGATCGCGAATTCCGACTCGTCCGAGGTACGGTAATCAGTCAGCGACAGACCCACGAAAGTATCGCCGACGAAATCCAGCCGCAGCAGGTCGACGGGCATAGCGTAGGCAAAGTCGAACTGCGAGATCGGCACGGTTGCCAACGCGGCTAACTCCGCACGCTTCATCGCAAAACCCCACCGATGTGCGCGCAGTTCCGACTGTCGCACGATGTCGTATTGCGTCTTGCACGCGATCGCGCGCTTGCTGCCGTCATCGAGCGAAATGATCGGATCCTGACCGATCAGCACCAGCGCGCTGTTGGCGATTGCAACGGGAGCGGCCATCTATTTCTGCCTCCGCGGCGTGTAGACAGTCGATACGCCGCCCGCGCCCGGATCAAGCGTGCCAGTGAACTCGGTTCCATCTGCCCCGTAGCCGGTGCCGAGGCGAACGTCTCCGATGACGGGCAATACCAGGTCGCCATCGAACTCGATCCCATCAGCACCGTAATCGACGCCGTTGCGCACATCGTTGACGTTGGGCAGCGTCACCGTGCCGGTCAGGTTATCGGTCGGTCCGTACACGACACCGAACTCGACGTCGTCCTCAACCGGGAAGGTGCCACCGCCACCCGCCGGTGGCGGAACGTGCGCGAACTCGACCGAGACATTGCTAATAGCTCGCGCCGCGTAGTTGATGACGCCGTTGCCGCCGCTGACGATCGCGATGCCCTGGCCCGCACTGAGTTGCAAGCCTTCGTCATTGAGTCCCGTGGTATCCCACAGAATTTGCTCGTCGAACAAGCCCGAGACCTGATTCGGCGCAGTCGTCACGAACAGATTGCGCCCCCGCGTGCGCCTGCGAATCGCCCCAATACGCTGTTGACTGGCAACGCTGGCCCCGGACGAGCCCGCCGCACCTAACGTTGCATCGTAATGCAACGAAAACTGGGCCCCGCGCTTGTAGCCCGCCGGAAATGCTCCGAGCGGTCCCTTGTAGCACTTGATCGTTGACGGGAGCGCGGCATTAGTGGTCCAGTGCGCGATTGGTGTGATCTCACTCGACGGATCAAACACGCCATCGATAAAAATCAGCCGGTACTCATCTTCAACACCGCCGAAGCCGGGCAAGGGGGATTCACCTGAAATCAAATCTTCGATCACAGATACTTCCAGGGTGACGCCCGACCCGGCCGCATTCATCAGCGCCCATTGCGCCACGCCATTCGTGTAGCCGCTGGCGACATTTTTCATGCTGGAGAAGATGTAGACCGCCCCCGTCGCCTGCACCTTGACCACAATCGACGGTCCATGGCTAGAAGGCAGGCCGACGACGCCTTGGATCATCGCCAGCCCCTCGCCGGCATTCAACTCCCAGTTCTGCACCGCGCCATCGAACCCGCGCGAGTACAGACCCGCCATCGAATGTTCTCCAGCTTGACCTAGCCCAGCCTCGCCTCTACCAGTCGGGACCGTGCAATTCGGATGGGTCGTGTTCGTCCCAATCGCCGCGTATTGCGTCAGAGAATCCGATAGCGCCCGCAACGTGCCGCCGCTCTCGGTCACAGTGTCAGGTACCGCTACGCACGTCACCTGCGCGGGCAGGTCGGCCGATGCGGTTTGATACTTTTGCGCCGTGATCGGATCACCGCCAGTCATGGCAGTGATTCGGGCGAGCCGCGCAGTCCCGCCCGGGCCTAAACCCCCCGCATCGCCCATGGGGCGGGATGGATACAGCGAAACCCGGCGCACGATGATCTTGCGCTGACTGTCCGGAGCCTCATGATTCATGAGGGCAAAGATCGCATCGAACTCACCACGATTGCAGAGCGGCCCTTCCTGCGCCGTCCAGGTTTCCTGAGCAGCCATGGCTCAGACGTTCGTGAACGTGATTTCCAGATCGGCTGTCCCGACCGCAGCCGCGCCCGCATTCTGGATGTCGTAGCCCTGATCGCTACCGGTCACGGCTCGAAGTGGTTGCAGGTTGGCATCTCCCGCCGTCGGCAGGTAAATCTGCGTATTGGGAACCATAATTTCCCAATTGGCCTGCGTCACGCCGGTCGTAGTCGCTTCCTCGGTCAACCATAGCCAGCGCCGGAAGGTCGCCACCCCCGTCACCGTGCGCCCATTGCCAGCCGTAGTGTTGGCGTTCAACGCCGCACTGGCCGTCTGATGCGCCACCGGAGTGATCGCAGTTCCCGCGCTTGCTGCCGAGGTCCGACGAATCACCATCAGCGTCAACGCTGCTGCAATCGCAGCGGTCTGATTGTTCCAGATGACGAAGCGGTAGCAGTCGATCGATTTGGTCGACGCCGCCGCGTTGAATACATCATGCTCCGATTTCGCCGAGGCGAACGTCACGCCCTGCGAGAGAGCCTGCCAGGTATCAGCCACGTTGTTCTCCTGGCATCAAAATCTGCGGCCGCAGGTGCCGCGTGTAGGCATCGAACGGAACGAACTCGCTGGCCTTGCCGGCACCGGTGACCGTCATCTGGTCCACTTTCCTATCGCGCAGCGCCGTCAGCGCACGCCCGCAATCGTCGCGCCGATCACCCGGCGGCAGGTTCAGCCAACGCTGTCGCTGAATCGGGAGCGCGAAGGCGATGCACGAGTCAATCGAATCATGACTGACCCCATGCGGAACCTCGATTGCCCACCGACCACGGTCCGCACTCCACATCATTCGCAGGCTCACGGCTTTACCTCACGATCGACCACCTCGACCCCGGTGCCCTTGGTGCAGCGCCCCTTGAAGCCGTTCGTCACCTGATCGTGGCGGGTACGCACCGTCAGCGGGATCGCCACCCGCTGCCCTGTAGATTCATCGAATCGCATCTTGACCTGCGGCACACCATCGACCTCGAGGGGGCCGAATTCGTCGACGTAGGACTCGCCATAGCACGAGTTACACGGCACGAGGCGCGCAGTCTCGCCGCGATCCCACTCGATGAAGATGTTTCCGCCGCAGTTCGGGCAGGCGAACCGCTCGACTGTTTGGGTCGCCATTACGCCCTCTCGAGGACTTTGCGTTGTGCCTCTCGAGCATCGGCGAGCCGCTGCTGCAGGGATTCGAGCCGGCCGCTTTCCTCAGTCACGCTGTTGCGCAACGCCTTGACTTGATCCTGCAGGCTGGAAACCTCGATAGAAATGTCGCTCGCGCGAGTTTGCGCAGCTACGACCATGCCCTCGGCCTTCTCGGCCGCGTCGGTCAGCAGCGTCATCGCCTTGGCCTCGGCCGCGGTCAGCACTGCCTTAGCCTTCGTGCGGATTTCCGCCGCATCAGTCTTGGCGCGCTCAAGATCCGCGTTGGCCTTCTCGAGCTCCGCGCGGGCCACTTTCGCGGCTTCGGTCGCCTCACGAGCGACCTGCTCGTAATTCGCCAGCGCGGCGAGCGCATTGTCAGCCTCCGAGAACGCGCGAAAGGCACGTACCATGTTGCTGACTTCGGCCGACGCAGCCTGCAGGTTCACCTTCGCCTTATCGGTCATGCGCGCCCCCTACGAACGTAGAGTGTTGCGACCATGTTGGTTGTGCCATCACCAGCCGTCACAATCGGTCGCATGAAGCGACAGACCTCGGCAATCTGTTCGAGCGCCGCCGCGGTCTTTGTGATTAGGGCAGCCTGGGCGTCGTTCAGAATGTAGTAATTGCCCGCGACGTTGCCGCCTTGCCAACTGATCGACAGACCGACACCAGCCGTGCCGGAGAATTCGATCGAGCCGTCAGTGAAATCGAACAACTCGACCGGCTGCCCATCATCCCCGTTGAGCAAGCCGGTCCACTGATATTGCTCGACGTTGGTCGCCAGCCGAGTGCGCACTACCTGACGGGTCGCCATGGTCTACACCGGAGGCCACGTTTCCTTGCTGGCAAGGAAGGCGGCAAGGGTTTCAATGGCGCGGATGGTGCGGAGCTTGCTGTTGTTCGCTGCATCATAAGTGATGCGTACTTCGACAACGTTGCCGGCCTGCGACGCAGCATTTTCGACCACCAGAGCCGGATTGTCCGATCCGAACAACACCACGGAATAGAAGCGGTCAGCCAAGGTAATCTCCTTCGCGAATCGGGGGCTTGCGCCCCCGACCCTGATTAGACCGCGTAACGGACTTCAATGGTCACCTGTCCGGCCGCCGTTGCGGCTGCCGTCAGTGTGGCAGCAATTTCCAACAATCCGCCCGGATCGGCTGCCAACCCCGCCGCCTGCCAGAGCGGTTGCTCCAGCAAGGTCGGCGTGTAGAGCAGCGACTCGTTGGTGACATCGGTCCAGATCGCCAGCGCCGCCGCGAACGTCTGCGCCGAAGCGAACAGGTCAACGTCGACCACCGTACCCGCTGCGGCAGTCTCCTTCGAGTACCGATACACGCCGATGTCGCCGATCGCACCCGTGGTCGCGGTGCAGCGCAGCAACACTTGCGAGACGCGGGCGTTGGATGGCACCCGCACGAACCGCAGGATCGACGCGATCGAGTCGGTGGCGCTGACTTCGACCTTGCCGATGGCGGTTTGGAGATCCGTTCGCGCAAGACGCGCGGCCGGCAACGCGGCACCCGGCGTATCCATTGCCGTGAGCGCCGCTGACTTGGTAAAGACGACAGCCATGATGGTTCCTTTCGGTCAGTGGGTTACGGGATGGATCAACGGCACCAGATGCGGACGACCTTCTTTTCTTCGAGCCGCGTGGCGTTCGCCATCATGTAGATGTAGGCTTGCCACGGTTGCCCTTCGAGATCGTCGCGCTGTGACACCTTGGTGCGCACTTCCGCCCACACGCCAAGGTGCATGCCAGACTTGGCCCACATCGGGATTGATCGCGACGTGCCCGCGACGTCATCGGTTCCGAGCAGCAGACGCTCGGAGTGGATGAAATTGATGCCGAGGAAGCGGCCGATCCGGCCATCCTGCAGCACCGGGGCCGTGCCACCGTTCTTGTAGTAGTCGCTGTTAACGACCTGCACTTCGTTGAGCAGGCTTTCCTCCTCAACTGCCGAGACGGCGCAGTAGATTTCCTCGTCGTCCTCGACGTCATGGGAGCGGAGCAAACGCTTGCCGCGCTTCAACTTGTCCACGTTCAAGTTCGACGTCGTGCCGCCCAGCGACACGCTAACCGTGTTGCCGGCCAGGATCGGGGTCGAGGTCGCGCCGGTCTTGCCGGTCTGCGCGTTGGCGGTGCATGCCTCGATGATGAGATCGTCGAATTTCCGGTTGGCGGCCTGCAACGCATTCTGCACATAGACCGACTTCGGATCCGACAGGACTTTCAGCATGTCGAAGGTGTCGACGATCTGGTTCAAGCTGAACGACAGCGGAGCGAGCCAACGCCGATCGACGGGCGCATCGACTCGGCCAATCGGCGGGAATTGCCCGACCACTGGCACCATATCGATTGCGCCGACCTGGTCGACGGGGGAGACTTGCTCGCCGCGATAGCCAGACTTGTAGGTCACGGCATCACGCAGGCGTGATGTCTTTTGCTGCAACAGCAGCGCGACGTTATCGGCGAACTGCTGGCCGTAAAGTTGCGGGAGGTTGGCGGACATGGGGCCCTCTCGAAAACACGTTGTCAACGGGTTCTCGTCGGGCTTTTCCACCACCTCGCGCGTTGGGGCTCGGGACCGTTGCCGGCTTGTCCACCCCTCCGAACTGGCGCTCGGGGCCTGCGACTTGCCGGATGACCCGCCGGCCGCGGGAAGCTCTTTCGCTCAAGTCAGCGGGGCCGTTGCCAGCTTGTCCGCACTGCGCGCATCCAAACACAGAACATACCGATACGCAAAACTATCGGTTTGAAAATGCAAGTCACGCAGCGCGCGTCGACGCCAAGATCAGCGTCAGCCGCTCGAATTCCTTCTGCTCAGCCGACATCATCCCGCCCTCAAGACGGCGTTTGTTCCATTCGGGGTCGATGCGAAGCTGATCCATGCGAGCGCGCGCCTGTTCGATCGATTCGATCCCGCTGGCCGGCGTCAGGCCGCGTTCGCTGCGATCCTCGGCCTGAAACTTGCCCAAGGTCGAGAAGATGGTCAACTGCAAATCCGCGCCGATAGCGTCCTGAATCGCCTTGTTGATCTCCTCGCGGGACCATTCCTTGCCGGTCGCCGGATCCTTGTGCGTCTCCGGCACAGCCGTCCGCATCGCCCGCCTGGCGTCCTCGGTGAACGCCGCCATTTGTGCGCCTTGGCTATTGGTGAGCGCATCCATGCGCAGCTTGGTGTGTGCCGCATCCTGCGTCGCCATGTCGGCGTTCTGCTTCTCGTTCATTCCAAGCGTGACGTCGAGGAGTTTCGCCTGCAGCCCGGTCCACTGCTTGTCGGTCAGCCCGAGTTCGTGTGCAATCGGCGCCATCTGCTTTGCGAGGGGATCGTCCTTCAACGCCTCGACCGGCGTGTATTTCTCCGGCGCTTCGGGACGCCCAAGGCGGTTGTAGAACTTGCCCCACGCCTCGACGTCGCCCGCGGCCGGTTCCTGCAGCACCCGTTTCGGATCGCCCGATACGAGCTTGCGCAGGTTGACGTGGTTGTCGAGCAGATGCGGGACGAACTCGGTCGCATCCTTGAACTTGTCCCATCCGTTCGCCTCCATCAACGCCTTGTGTTCGGCCGGCCACCAACTGCCACTTCCCGCCGCCGGAGGGCTGCCCGAAGCGGGAGCAGGCCCTTGAGATGTGCCGGCAGGAGTGGTGCCGGGCGACGGCGCGCCGGCGGCGGGGGCAGCAGGAGGGTCCGAGATCACGGCACTATCGGGCGGCATTGGTCATTTCCCTTTCAATGGCTTCGTCGACCGCACGAGCATCGGCGCGGCTACGTGTGAGGATGTAAAGGAAGGCGGTGCGTTTCCCCTCCTCAAACGCCATGCCGATCGGATCCATCGTGCCACCGAGCGAACTCGAACAGGTGGACCGATGATGGTTGCAGACGCGTGAGAGATCGGCCAGAACAAGGCGGGTGTCGGCGTCGTTGAGGTTAGCGAACTTGCGCTGATAGGCGGCACCGGTTGCCCGACGGCGGAGCAGTCGCTCGAGCTCGGCATGCGCGCGTTCCATCATTGCAGCAGCGGCAGCGTGGTCGTCGGCACGTTCGCCGCGTTGGCCTGCGCCTGGCTCCAATCCTTAGCCGCCTTGCCCGATTGCTCGGCCGCCGCCAGCGCCGCCTGCGCGTCGATCGCCGCCTGCTTATCCTCGCGAATCTTACGAATCTCATCGGGTGTGCGCAGGATCTTCTGCGGCGCGCCACTGATGTCGTGCATTTCGCGATTGACCTCGTCGAAGTTGATCCCGTCTACAATGTCCGGCGCGATCGGCTGCAGTGCAATCGCCGACGACAGATAGTTCTGGATCGAAACACCCTTCTGCGCCTTCTGAAACTGATTCACCGGCGCCTGGTGCATAACCTTGATCGCGCCCACCCCACCACGCTGCAACAGCGCATCTGGCAGTGGCGGCAACTGGCCGGCCACCAGCGCGATGTCGAGCTCGCGCATAATGAGCGGACCAATAAACTCCCCCTGCGCACGTAACCCCACCGGCGCCAGCAGCGCACCCTTTTCCTGGTCGCGAATCAGCGCCTCGGTGGCCGTCATCCCGGCCGGCTTCTCGTGCAGGATGCGGAACAGGTCGACGTGGAAAATCTGCTCGATCCGGTTACGCACGTCCTGCAAGAACTCGAAGGTGAGCTCGATCTTCGCGTTCGTCTCGAGGGGCACCACCAGCGGCCGACCTTGGCGATCGACGCCACCCCAATTGAGCGCGTCCGAGCGGAAATTGAGCGCCGCCATGATGCTGTCCTCGGGCAGCAGCCAGGCCGGAGCCGCCGAGCGTTGTGCGACCCGAATATGCGACTTCATCGCCTCGTTCAGCATCTTGACGTCAGGCAGCGCAGTCGAGCCCGGCCCGCGGCCGTACACCTCCCCGGCATTTGTAGAGTAGCGCGCCAACGCATTCGGAAACGTGCGGTAGCCACCCTTGCGCACAATCCGCTTGCCGTACAGCGAGACGTAGCACGATACAAATGGCAGCCGAATCCCGGTTTCCTGATAGGTCTGCCGATTGTTCGGCGACACCACATGCAGGAACTCGAAGCGCATATCAGGCATCCGCGTCGCCTGCTGCTGGATGTGGTCCGGCACCTCAGTCCCAAACAGCCCAACAGCCTGCTCAGCAGTGAGTTCGAACTTGCGATGGGTCGAATCAATTGAGCCCCACTCGTTTTCGACGTAGAAATACTCGCGCGGATGCCCGGCCCGATAGACCAAATGCTCGCCTTTCTTCTCCTCGATATTGATGATCGCGTTGCCCCACGCACCGAACGCGACGAATGCCTCCGCGATGGCCTGCCCGAACATCGTCCGCGGGTCATAGCGCATGTGGAACAGCACGTCGTTTGCCTCATCGCACCACGCACGCACCTCGTGGGTGTCCTCGAGGGTGGCGTCGACCGGGACGAGCTTGTGCCATCGTTCGGTCGCCGGGGTCAGCATCGACTGCATCGCAGCGGCAAAGCGCGCATTCGACGCGATCGGCGTGGAGTCGAACACTTTCTCCATCTGCTTCTCGCCAGGCGTGTCAATCGACTGGAAGCGCAGCGAGTTCGGGACGATCAACTCGGCAATCTCGTCCCACTGAGAGTCGAAGTTCATTCGAAAACTCTCAAGCGACGCTTGTCGCCGTAAGAGCCATTCGGCATCAAGCGGCACGTCAGGCCCCTAGCAGTTGTTTGCCGCCTTGGCCGAAGGCGTCGGGCACCATGATCGTCGAGGTACGCCCACGACGCCTGCGCAGACGGTCTGATTGGTCCTGACGTTGCGCAGCGACGTCCACAGTCGGCGGCGCGGGCGCCGGCTCGACAGCGGCCGGCTGAGGCTGCACGGCTTGCGGCCTGCGAAACAGGTTCATGATTTGCCCTTTCGTTGCGCGCGACGCTTGGTGCTGTAGGCAATCGCCAACGCCTGCGCCAGCGGCTTACCCGCATGCCGTTCCGCGCTCACATTGCGCGAGAACGCTGCTTTTGAGGCTGACTTACGCAGCGGCATCACGCCACCCGATCCATGGTCTGCGCATACGCAGCCCGTGGCTGCTTGCGCTCGACACGTACCACCGCCCGACCCTCGCCGCCACTGACGACGTCGTACTCCAACGCCTCACAAACGTGCGAGAAACGATTCTTCTCCGGCTTGTCGCGATAGGTATCACGGCCCACGACCTGCAGCCGGCGCAGGCAGTAGCCCCCCGCCAGCCCCTTGCGCAACACGCGGCAATCAGGATGCACGATCAGCGCAGGCTCGCCGTCGACGAGACGGTTCAACAGGTTTGCCACCGCATCGCGGCGGATGATCGGGTCATTCGTAGGAGCCGCCTCGGCTTCGATGCCGGCCACCTTGAGCACGTCGTAGACGGTCTGCTCGTCATCCAACGTCGAGCGCTGATCGCCGGCCGGATCGCCGCGGATGGACTCGACCTTGTGCCCGGCGTACCGCTCGCGCAGATGCCGGCCCAAGATCGCCGCGAACTTTGTCGCGCCCATGTCCTCGGTCACGACCTCGGAGCGCACTCGCCAACGACCGCGCAAATCGCGCATGCTGATCGTCGCAGCCGGGGTGAGGCCGAAGTCGAGGCCGACACGAATCGGATGGCCGCGCGCGATCTCAAACGGCTTGCAGTGCAATGAGTCTATGTACTCGGGAAACACCGGCTTGCCGTCCTTGACGAACCCATACTCGCCGTCGGCGTAGACCTTGACGAAGTCCGCGGTCTTGCCAGCGATCAGGAAGTCGTAGTAGCCCGGTCGCAAGTTCTGCAGGTTCTCGGCACCGGCACTGCGCCCGCCAGGCTGCTTGAAGAATTCGAACAAGCGCTGATCTGGCCGCAGCAAACCCTTGCGCCGTAGCTCGGCCTCGGCTCGGTCGGTCGACTCCACGAGCTCGAGCCCGAACTCAGTGCTGGTATCACGCTCGGCCAGCGCGTAGTACCAATGGTCGGTGTCGGGTGGATTGGTATCCATCACGATCTGCGGATCGACACACACCACGCCTGCAGCATCATCGCGCGCCGGGAAGCGCCCCACGCGACCCGTTAGTGCATCTACGATCGCCTTGGGGATCTCGCGTGCCTCGTTGCACCAGGCCCACGTCGCCTCGAACGACAACAGCTTGGAAATGTCATCTGGATTGTCGAGAGCGACGAACAGTGCTTCGACGTCGAGCCCATCGGGCCCGTTGAAGTAGTGCGTCGGCGGGCCGCTCGCTTGCCACGTCCCGAGGCTTGGCGGAATCCACGCCTGCCACGTCTTGATCGTGGTCATCTTGAGCTCGGGATACGTGTTGCGCACAATGATCCCGCGCGAACGCCGTTTCCCGTCCCGATCCTTGGACTGCTTCGCGCTGCACATCAGCGAGGCCATGATGCACGCAACCGATTTGCCGGAGCCGAACGGCCCTGTGAGCCCGCGCACGAATGCGTCAGATTCGAGGAACGCCGATGCGATCGGCCCCGGCGCGTAGTAGTCGGTGACTTTCACTCGGCCACATCCTTCGGCTTGGTGTTCACGTTCAACGCAAGTCCGCCGGTGACATTCGCGTTCAAGTCCAAACGTTCGCCATACTTCTTCGGCGCAAGTTTCGACAACAGCCACTTCCGTGAATCGATCTGCAGTCGTGAACGCTCGACCATGTCGCCACGTTCGACGTAGTTGCCCTCCTTCGTTTCCTTGTATTTTTCGCCGATGCGACACTCATCGGCTAAGGCGATGATCTCGTCCGCAAGAATGTCGAGCCCGTCAGCTTTGGCGCGCGCGTATTTCTCTCGCGCTACGTCATTCGCAGCCAGTTCGCCGTAGAACGCCTTGAAATTCGACCGGCGTGCAGCAAGTGCTTTGTAGGTCGCTACGCCGGCAGCAACGTCCGCAATGATTTCGTCGAAAAGACTGCTTTCCATGCGCGCGATGCTACGGCGATTTCGGGATAGATGTGTCGTTATCGGTTGGATTTTGCAAGTCGGTGACCGCGATGCAACGCTGCTGGAGGTCGTGCGGAAGATCGAGAACCGAGTGCAAGCGAGGCCGAGTTAGGTGGAGGTCATGGAGGATTTGACGGATCCATTCGGGGGTTTTGCCGGTAACGCGGGCGATGTCGGAGGCGGAGTAGCCAAGGCTGCGGAGGTCGCTGACGATCGCGACCAATTCGGCTTTGAGTTGTTGACGGCGTGGTCTCACGCTTGTTGCTCGGTTTGGATGGCGAGGCGTTCGGCTATGGCTTCGACGTCTTTGGCGACGGGGTGAAGGCGTTTCGAGAGGTCGCGGAAGGCGGGGGTTGGTGGGTCGCGGCGGGTGGTTTGCCAGTTGCGGAAGGGCGGGAAGTGCACATGGCAGAACCATGGGCCTTCGCCGCGGGTGCCGGCAGAGAGGCTGCCGGCTTGAGTGCAACGCTGGTCTCGGTCCTCGCTGGCGCAGAGGTGGCGATTGGGGTCGAGTAGTGGTGCGGTGCCCTTGGGTGCTTCCCATCCGCAGGCGTTGCAGACGAGGGCGCTGTTGGCGAGGGTAGCAGTGCAAGCGGGGTTGGGGCAGGGTTTCATGTTGCCTTCCGGATCCAATTGCGCCAGGTGGCGAGCCAGTCGGCTTTACGGGCTCGGGTACCGCTGATGCCGTGCCAGTAATCGCGAAAGACGAGGGATTCGCGGATGACGCGCTCCTCGTTCCAGTCGGGTCGGTAGGCAACGGCCCAGGCTTTCCAGTCGTCTGGGAGGCTCCATGGCTTGGCTAGCCTGGAGCCGTAGGCCTCGGTGCCGTTGACACGTTTTGACCGCGATTTTTTAGGTCCGGTCGGCGGAAAGCCGACAAGGGTTTTGAACTGCTTTGAAGAAGAAGAAGAAGAAGAAGATAGCTGTGACATTGGTGTGACATCGGTGTGACATTCATAGTCTGTCACGCTATTTGTCACAGATGTCGTCACGCTTTTGTCACGGTGTTTGTGCTGTCGCATTGCCCATTCGTCACGCTCCTTTTGATCGCGGACCATGCGCCGGGAGAAGATGATTCCGCCGCCTGTAACGCTGTAGACGTCATTGCCTTGGAGCTCGGCCAACCAGCGGTTGACGTCCTTGGCTGACTCCCCGACGAGTCGCGCAAGTCCACCCGCATCAACCGCTCGACCTGCGGCGACAAGGTGTCCATAAGGCTCCGCCTCATGCATCAGGCACAACATCTCGAGCCATAGCCCGCGCGCACCGATGCTGCACAACTGCAACGCTGCATCCTTGCGCCAGTCGGCGGGATAGAACTGGAAGGCGGGGCGTTTCATGTTTCACGACCGAATCGGCGGCGCACGGTTTCACGTTGCTCGGGCGTCAGGTCCTCGAATCGGGCCGAAAGCAGCGCGGCCGCGGTCCGGGCTTCGTCCTGGGCATGCCAGCGCTCGATCGCGGCAGTCAACTGGGCCTCCACCTGATCGGGGGCGAGCGCGTGGTCCTCGGCCGTGGCGAGGATTGCGGCCAGGATGGCCTCATGCGGCGTGCCAACGAAATGCTCAATGATTGCGACAGTAGTGAGGGGTCCTTGGGAATGAGCAAATTCCACCAGCGCCGTCAGTGCCGCGCTTTCGGGTAGACCATCATCAAGACTGGTCAATTCTGGGAAATGAGCGAGTTCCGGCCGCAGCAATACACATGCAAGTATTTCACGGACGAATGGCGGCGCTGTGCGGCGCTCAGTACGTCGCCACTTCGTCTCATACTTGTTACCTTTGCCATGGTTGCACTCATGGCAAAGAACCTGCAAGTTCTCAAGCGTAAGGGCTAATTCTGGATGTCGTGCGCGTGGTTTTATGTGATCTACGTTGATCCGTATTCCATCAGCACTTGTCCGACCGCAACACGCACACTTTGCCCCGTCGCGTTCTAATGCGCGCATCCTCATAGTTCGCCATTCACAAGACTGCAAAAACGGATCGTTGTTAATCATCGAACGCAGCCTTCACAAACGCACCATAGGCGGCAGTTTCACGGACCCCCTTCGTCGATCCCTTCGCGCGCGCCGCAAGCGACCAGCACCCGTAGCGATCGCAGAGTGTGAACATGCAGCGCCACAGCGCCGGCAGGCTCGGATGCCGCTCGAGGGCGCCGTTACAGCGGGGACAGCGGGGGGTGAGGCTCACAGGGCGAGCTCTCTCAACATGACCTTGCAGAACTCGGCCGCTAGATCGATTGGCAGCCAGCGCTCCACGACGAGGCGATCAACTTGGCTATCGTCGTGGTAGGCGCGTGCATGCTTCAACGCGTCCTGCAGAGGCTTGACCCGGTTGTCGATGTCGGTTCTGCGCCGGTCGGCGAAGCAGAGGATCAGCGTGAGTTCGACGCGCCCCGCGAGCGGCGGTGCTTCGCGCATCTGCTGGTGCACTTTCTGCACTACCAGCGAGCGGAAGCGGCGATGCTCCGCAGTGAGCGCCTTGCCACCGTTGAGGAGTGCATGCCATGCCTCGTTGACCGAGGGTGGCATCGGGAGGTCAAACGACAGCGTGCGGAGCTCGAGCAGCGTTTGCTTAGAACAGCCAAGATCGATATGCGCCGCGCTTACGAACCGCGCGTGTTTGGACATCATGTCCGCGTAGGTCTCCTCGTCGAATCGGAGATTGCCGCGCTTCACCACTCGCCCCGCACGAAGCTCCACATGGCGAGCAAGAGCACGAGCGCCAGCGCGCCGGCGATCCACGGCGCATGCTGCACGAGGGTATAGAGCCCGTAGAACGTAAGGCCGCTTACGGCGACCGACGCAAGGTAGAGGCACGATCTCACGATTGACCGTTCGTCGGCTGCCCTGGGATTCCCTCAGATGCCGCTGTCAATCCCTCGCGCGTCATTGAACGAGCAAGCAAACTCGCCGCGTGGATCTCTCGCAATGCCCAAGCATGGAGGATTTCGCGGACGAGTTCGGACCGGTCCTGTCCGTGTGCCTGCGAACGCGCCTCAAGGGCGCAGTCAGCCTCGACCGTGATCTTCGCGCGAAGGTCGCGCAGTTCGACGCTCACGCTGCCGCTTCTTGTTGGCGCTGGTAGTACGCGATGATCTTGTCGACCGTGTCGATCCGCGGGCGGGTCGTGTTGCCCTGCGCGAGCCGTCGCACATGATTCCCGGCGAGGCCGGTTTCGCGTGCGATGCGCTCCCAATTACCGCGGTCGTCGCGCAGCCGATCGAGGGCTTGAGGCCAGTCCATGCACCTATTCTACACAAACAAGTGTAGCGCGCAAGCCCCTTGTCACACGCACATGTATGTGGGATTCCGCGATACTGACGGCGTGCCAGGCAAACCGCGTCCCCGAGGGGTACCGCCCGTGGAGAAGGTCGTCGCCGAGAACTTGCGCCGCCTGATGGCGCACCATCAGCACAAGACCCCGACTGCGGCGGCGCGCTACGTCGGCATCAGCCAGCAACAGATGGACCGGCTGCTAACCGGCCAGAAGCTCCGGGTCGACACCCTCGAGCGGGTCGCGCGCGGGTACGGACTCGAGCCCTATCAATTGCTGATCCCCGGTCTCGAACCGGGCAATCCCCAGGTGCTACGCGTCCTCAGCGCCGCCGAGCTCCGACTCTACAAGGCGCTCGAGGAAGCCCGCCACGACGTCGGCTACAAGCCCGGGACGCAGTAGACTCCGCCCCATGCTGCGCGGCTTCCTGACCGGCTCTGCGCTCGCCGTAGGCTGTTCTGCGACCGCGGCGCTGGCCTTCCTTGGCCTGCGCGCCCTGATCCAGCCTGATGCCTGGCCCGAGGATTGGCGCGGCTTGGCCTGGCTGCTCGTCGCCTTCGGGTCATCCGGTCTGCTGTTCATCGCTGGGACAGCCCTCCTCCGCGCCGTCGCGCGCTGGCGGCACGCCCGCTACCGCCGCGCCAACCGCCGTCTCTGACCTGACCGCCTGTCGCGCGGATGCCACGGTCTGAAAATAATTACACTTTCTTGTGTTGACAAGGTACACTTTCTTGTGTAATGTGCAGGTACAGACCAACGGAACAGGAGAGCGAGATGGGACAGCGAATCAGTTTCGAGGA